ATTAAATCGGCATATATGTCGTCAGGGTCTTTTCCACTCTTCTTTATTAGCGTAGGGTTGGTGGTTACCCCGGATATGACGCCAGAACCTAGTCTGAGGTCAATATCTTCTATAATTGCTGTGTCAAGAAACAGTTTCATCTTTATCTTCTGGGTAGTAGCCTATAGTAAACCCACCATCTTCGCATTCTTCTACAACAGCTTCGTAGACCTTTTCGTCGTACTCTGCCATGTAATCAGTAATAGCTTTATCTACCGTTTGCTCAGCTTTTAAATTAATCCATCTATTCTCTAGACCGATCAACATGCCAAGTATTAAGAAGTTAATAGGTGGGAAAGGAGTCTTTAAACTCTTATATAACTCTTTAAAGTGATTTATCTTTAACTTATCCATAGTAGTTAGTGGTAGTAATTAGAGGTGATATCATTCATTGATATCCGGCTAATGGTGTTGTGAGGGAGAGTCCACCCTTCTCTCCCCTAATAGTGTGGGATCGCTCTAAAGCCCAATGTCCTTCACGTTTGTGTATTTTAGTGCAAAAGTGTATCTTTGGTGTGATCTGAACGGCGTTGCCCTATGAGGTATGTTTGATTTAAAGATCAATAACCTATTAGCAACTGACCTAACACCAAGTATCTCACCATCTATACTTAACTCTGTTGTGCCTCCTTCATCAGGACCATAACTAGGGCAAGGATAGTATAGTAGTGTGTATGCGTTAGGGTCAGCACTATCTATATGAAAAACTGACAACTCTCTAGGTGAATAGTAGTTTACATACATTCTACTTAGTTTAGAACCGTGCATGTGTTTTGGAAACAGCATAAATGTATTACCATGCTCAACACTCAGCTCAGATACCATACCTATAGGATAAGAGTTATGGTGATCTTTTTCTCCGGGTTGATAAGTAGCTACTCTAGATACAAATTCCCAACAGTTTTCATATTCTTCAATAGATAAATAGTCATCTATTATTTTGTATTGTTCGTTTTTTTCAATCATTAAGTCCAAGTGGGTGTAGTTTTTCCTGATGCTTTACCTCTAGCTTGTCTACGTTGGTCTACATCGAAACCTAACACTAAATGGTTTGTAGCTGCCTGTGGGTCTTCTATAAACTGCTCTAACATGTCATCCCATTCTTCGCGTTTGCGTAGGTTGATCTGTTCCTGTGCAGAAATAGACAGTGCATCTATGTAGTATTTTACGCCTTGCGCTAGACAGTCTAACCTGTCATCGTGCTTAACAGCGTATTTTTGCCTACACATACGGCTCATTTGATAGAACAGCATGTATAAAAGCCTTTCTTCTGGAGCTGCCTGTCTGTTGGAGTTATAATCCCATTCGATGACAGACTTATTAACAATAAGACGGTGCTGGTTAAGAACAGGCTCGAGAGTATCAATAATCCGCTCTTCTTTTCTAACATTTGCTCTAACCTCATCTACATGTATACGTTGTTTTGTTTGTATTATGTGTTTTTTAAATAGTTCTGCTACGATGCCATCTCCAAAGTTTGATTCGACAACCAGTGTCGTAACTCCATACTTTTTGCATCCTCTAAGGATGTCAAGCAAGGTATCATCGCTGTACCCGTCCCGGTAGGCACGCATCTCATGCAAATAGATGAGTCCGTTTTTTTGGGATAGATACGCAGCAGCAGTTTCGTCGGCTCCTCGTCCTGAAGGGTCGACACTACAAATTGTCTCAGTGTACTCACCCCATTCTCCTTGCAGTTGCATAGGTGAATAGAAATAATCTCCGGGCAGTCCGACTGTGGGTAAGTCTTTGAGCATGTTTGCTGGGTCTGAGCACCATATGATATTTTCGGGTGCATCAGTAGGGTTGACGCTAGTAACAACAAGGTCAGCCATTTTGAGAGGGAACTTTTCAGCGTCTGACAGACTTGTGTCCAGCATAAACTGCAACATAAAGTTACTACGTCCCATAGATGCTTCTCTTTCAACAAGATCATCTTCACTAAATCTGTCATCTGTAGGTTTCCAAGGTTCTACACCGTTATCAATATCTTCTTGTAGCTGTGGAGCTATAAGTCCTTCGTAAGGGGTACTGTTTCTTGGGTACCTTGCGGTCCAAATAAACGGTTTGTAATTCCTGCTTGCCAACTTACGATAAATAGTAAAAGTAGTCTGAGGAGTCCCGAGATACATAATACGGCTATCGTCTTTCGGCGTAAGGATGGATTCGGCTTCCGTACAGAGTTGAAGTAGTTTTTCACGCATTAACTCCGTCATGCTGTTTCCCGGTACTTCTATGTCGTCCAGAATCATCAAGTCTGCTCTGCTTCCCGTTAACTGACCAGTAATACCAACACTTTTGACTGACGGTGCCTGATGAGGAGCGCATAGTACGTCGAAGGAAATCCTTGACCATCTTGCGTCGTCGCTCTTTGGTTGTAAGTGACTTAGCCATGGTGTTTCTATAATTAATTTTTGTAAGAAGATAGACATGTTGTCAGCTCTTTCCTTAGAAGCTGATATAATCATTATCTTCTTTTCTGCATCATTAAACAGAGTCCACAACACGAACGCTCCAGTAATCCACGATTTACCGACTCCTCGGAAAGCTTGGATCTGTAGCCTTTTTGGTCCATATTGTAAATAATCTGCAATAGCATATTGTGCCCTTGTAGGAGAAGGTAGATCAAGCTGGTCCCACAATGCCTGTAGGAACAGCTTAAAATCACCTTGTAAGGACGATAAAACGTCTTTCATATTTATACGGTACCGAATCCAGCCACTTTAGTAGCTCCTGTGTATGTAAAATCAGACAGTTTAAATCCTTCGTTAGACTTAACATCTGTTTGTATCATATCAGGAGAACCAGTAGTAAAACCTTTAACAGCTTTCCAAGGAGAGCTTGTTTTTGTCATTTTAGCATCTGAGTATTTTGGATTTATACTTTTACTTAATTCTACACGTTTGGTATTCCACGCTTTTGTAGCGTTAACATCAGAACGATTAGGTTTATTGGCTAGATGTTTATAGTATTTATCAAGATTATTTTCTTGTACGTTTTTAAAATTATTCTCTTTATCTGTTAACTTCTGCAAGTTATCTACATGGTGACCGTAACCTTCTTTAGCATAGGAATTTGCCATTCTTAAATTAGCTGCTACTATACTAATTCCTTTACGTTTAGCAGTTTCTTTAACACCTTGTAAAAGTCTTGCTAAAGTTAATCTGTGGTCTATTTGTGTACCGGGACCAGTTTTTTGTCTGATAAACTTATCAGCTTGTTTTCTTTCTGATACTTTAGGTGTAGTTACTTTTTTAGCTTCGTCTCTTTTAGCTATCTCTTTATTTTTAGAAGCCTGACTAGCAAAACCAAATTTGTTAACACTGTTATCACCTTTAAGTGCTCTATTTCTAAATTGCTGTTCTTTACCGTCAATAAATGTTTTTGTTATTACTCCAGACTTACTAGGTTTGCCATCAGGAGTAAATTTGTTATTAGCTTTTATTTTATTTCTTAGGAACTGAGTAAACTCAGGCACCTGTGCTGAAGTAATATTATATGCACCATTGACGGGTACAAATTTTTCCTTTGACATTATGCTGCTATATGATCTTGGATTAGTTGTTCTCTATCAGGTCGACTTCCAAATGTCTCTCTCGACCATCTAAGCCAATGACTACTACCTTTGCCTTGGTTGCATGCCCTACACGCAGGGACAAGATTTTTTGTAACACTCTCACCACCCTTGCAACGAGGTTTGACATGATCGAGTGTAAGTTGATTAAATTCATAAGTTTCTCCGCAATAAACGCATGTACAATTAAAGTGCTCTTTGATAGCTCTTCTCCAGAGCTTCTTTGCTTCAGGACTTGTCATGGTTATTAAATTGTGTAAGTAATGTTCTGGTTTAGGTAGTAGAGGGGTCATTTACGTATTTTAAGTCTGCTTTTCCTGTTTTCGGATGGACTTTGGAGTCTTCCCTTGGTAGTACTCCCCTTATAGTGAGCAGCGTCTCGCCCATCACCATTTCCGTAGGTACCAAGTTGTCTATTAAGTCTATTTGCATTTACACGTAGGGCTAGACCCTTTTTAGTTTTGTTGTATCTTTTTTGTTGCTTGAGTCGTCTTGCTCTAGCTTTTGGGTTGGACCTATAATAATTAGCTGTGCTTGCCATAAAGTTTTGCCTGTACTAATTCTGGGTCAATAGTTGGCATAACCTTTGCAAGTTTTGACAGAGGGTTGCCGTCATAAGCAACTCCACTAATGTCATTAGCTTTAAGCCAATCACAAGCTGCTTTCAAGTCTTGAGTAGTCGCCTCTCCAGCTTTAATGCGAGAGAGGAACTCTTTAGTAACTAGATTATGCAACTCGTTGAACTGGTCTTCGGTTGCTTTCTTTTTCATCGTTTTTTTGCTGTTTTAGCTGCACGTTTAAAGTTGGCAGCAGTAGGAGCACCTTTAGCTCCGGGTTTTCTCATCTTCTCACCAGAGCCAGCAGCAATGCGCTTTCTCTTAGCATGGATGTTAGCATATAAGCCACGCTTACTTGCCATACTTTTTGCCTCCTTTTTTCATGCCTCCTTTACAGGAGCCTTTTCCTTTGTGTGCCATTACTTTTTCTTCATGTTTTTGGATATAGCCTTAGCTACCTTAGCAGGCATCTTAGGGTTTTTAGCCATAAGTTTTTTGGCTGTGCCATTTTTCTTGGCTGGTTTTTTTCCGTAGTGTCCGGGCATAATTAACATTTCCATTTACGAAGAGCAAGCGCTTTACGTGTAGGCTTGCCGTTTGGTTTTTTCATCGGTCCTTTTACGCCCGACATGCGAGCACAAAATGATCGTTTACGTGGACCACCTTGAGGCTGAGGAGCTTTAAGGTTTGAGCCAGTAGCAGCGTTGTATTTCTTTCTACCGGCTGCTGTCAGTCCACCAGTACGGGACTTATGTTTGCCCATTTTTAAACTGACGTTCTTAGACATTAGACGTCTAGACCTTTTTTAACGATCTGTAACGCTCTATCATCTAGATCGTTATCGGTCTGCTCTACTAGCTTTTCTAGTAGTTCGACTACAAAAGTCTTGAATTTTGGTGACTTAAGTGCAGATAGTACGAATGGTTTAAGGATTGCTAACATTTTTCTTGATTAATGATGTGATAGGTACTACATCCGAGCATATGTGATATACACGTGACCCGGGTAGCAGGGTAAAGCCCTTTTGCTGGAGCTCGGCACATTTGAGAGCACGAACCAGCTCAAAATCTAATTTGTTTTTTTGTATCTGACTTTCAGCCATGCGTTCGCATTGCTTTGTCAAATTTTTATTTAAAGGAACTGAGAAGTTAATTTGAAAACCCCAGTTCTCTGTAATTACGTAACCATCTTCTGTCTGTGGTTCCGTATCGTTGCCCATATAAAAGGGAGATAAAGTCATAGTGCTGCCATTACAAGATATGTTGCTACCAAAGGCTTGTCGGCTTGGTGCCCCATTATTCTGAAATTGGACAGCTTGATTTGTAACATTTCCGGTGGCTGCTGCCACGGGGTTACTATTATTATTGGTGTCTCCTTCTGCAAGTACAGGACTTACTGAGAGAATACAGAGAGCGATGTAGTAGTAGAGTTTATTGTAAAGTTTCTTGTGAAATCTATTTGTTCTACTAAGCCTGCTGCTCTTGTGGTGGTTTCTAAGTTCCACGGTAATGATGTGTCAGTTACTGAAAATGTTGTACCTGTAGCTGCTATATCGCCAGAGGCTGTAACATTATTTCCTGACCACGTATTCACCTCGGCTCC